TAGGGTATGGGACTATTGGTTGGCATAAGCGGTCAACCTACCCCGCGCATCGTCTAAGCTATGAAATGCATAAGGGGCCCATACCTAATGGTCTCTGCGTTCTGCACAAATGCGACGTACGATCTTGCGTTAATCCAGACCATTTGTTTCTTGGGACATATAAAGAAAATACCCAAGATGCTTGGCGTAAGGGACGCGGCGCGGTTCCGGACTGCAATGGCGAGAAAGCCAAATGGGCTAAACTAACCAAAGCCGATGTTATCGCCATTCGAGCTTATGAACCATCGAATTGGGGCGATTTCTCAGTGTTATCACTGAAATACGGGGTAAGCCCGCAAACTATTTGCGATATTCGTAAGCGTAGAACGTGGCGCAGCGTAGCGTAAAATCCTGGGCTCCTCAGCCTGGACCACAGCTTGCTCTTCTGGAAGCTGATTGGTGCGATGAGTGCTTTTTTGGCGGAGAGAGGGGCGGCGGAAAATCTGACGCCCAACTCGGTTATCAGGAAGACGGCGCACTTCGCTACGGCAAAGACTGGCGGGGCATCATGTTCCGCAAGACCTATCCTGAGCTAGAAGAACTACAATCTAGGGCTATGGAGATATTCCCCAACTCTGGGGCTGTCTTCAAAAGCCAGATGTCAGCGGACTATCCGTTCTCGAATTGTTGGTATTGGCCGTCAGGTGCGTCTGTTAAGATGCGATATATAGAACGAGAGAGCGATTATGGGCGCTACCATGGCCACCAATACACCGGAATCAGCTTCGATGAGGTTACAGAATACGCCACTCCGTCTGGGCTATTACGGATGCTCTCAACACTTCGATCAGCTGCCGGAGTACCATGCACTGTCCGTCTTACAGGCAATCCTGGGGGTGTTGGGCATTCGTGGGTCAAATCCAGATATATCGACGTGTGTTCGCCGCGCACGCCGTACAAAGACCCGGAGACGGGCTTCACCCGGATGTTCATCCCATCCAAGCTAAGTGATAACACAGCGCTCCTGCTGAATGACCCTGGCTACAGAAACCGCATCCTAGCCGCGACCTATGGCAATGAGGCGCTGCGCAAAGCTTGGACCGAAGGCGATTGGAATATCGTAGCCGGTGCGTTCTTCAATTGTTGGTCTAACCAAATAATCCTGCGGCCTGTTGAACTCCCAGAATGGTGGACACGCTTTCGATCTGGTGACTGGGGATCAGCTAGGCCGTTCAGCTTTGGCTGGTGGGCGATAGCGGGAGATGATTTTAAACACCAAGACGGTCAGGTTATCCCAAAAGGATCATTGGTCCGTTATCGTGAGTATTATGGATGCGCTGATCCAATCAAGAATCCAAACACTGGTCTCAAGATGCCGGCTGAAGATGTAGCCAAAACTATTCTACACCTTGAGCGCGGTGAAAAGGTCAGTTATGGTGTACTTGATCCGGCAGCGTTCTCTAGCGATGGAGGTCCTTCCATAGCTGAGCGGCTTTATTCAGGATCAGGCAATAAGTTGATGTTTCGTCGGGCTGATAACGCTCGCGTCGCGTCGAAAGGGGCAATGGGTGGCTGGGATCAAATGCGTGCCCGTATGCTTGGCGAAGACGGTAGACCGCTCATTTATTGCTTCTCGAATTGCACAGATAGCATCCGCACCATTCCCATGCTTCAGCATGACGAGAACAGGATTGAGGACGTTAATTCCGATATGGAGGACCACGCGGCCGATGAGTGGCGTTATGCGTGTATGTCGCGTCCGTATGTCAGGCCGCAGCCCAAGGCCCCAGCGCCTCCAAAGTTCTTGCACGAAACGAGTCTTGATGAACTCTGGGAAGGCACATCCAAGCAGAATAGCCGCAAGAGGATATAGCCTCTGTGTCTGATGCTGGATCTTCTGCAGAAGCAGTACAGCCCCAAGGCGATAACGGTCTAGATCCCAATCCAGACCTGCACAAAATCGCCCGCTGGATAGCTGAGATAGAGCTATACGAGCGTGAAACCTCGAAATGGCGCAAGCAATCAAAGCGCATTATCAAACGCTATAAGGACGATAGGGGCGATCAGGATACCGTCCTGTTTGGCGCCCGCTTCAACGCTTTCTGGGCAAATATCCAAACCCAGATGCCCAGCCTTTACGCCCGCAATCCCAAGCCTGATATTCAGCGTCGATTCAAGGATGCTGACCCGGTTGGGCGCGTTACTTCGGACATCCTAGAACGCTGCTCAAGCTATTTTGCTGATACTGATAACTTCTACGATATAAACCGACAGGCTGTTAAGGACTACAAGATCGTAGGACGTGGTACGACATGGATTCGGTATGTCCCGCATCTGGTCAAGCAGGCTATTGAGATCACAGACGATACACAGGCAGGCGAAGAGTTATCAACGCCTGAGGTTATTGCATACGAGGAAGTCCTAACCGATTATGTCCATCCTGACGACTTTGGCCACAATATCTGCCGAACTACTCAAGAGATATGGTGCGGTTGGCGCATCGTTTATATGGACCGGACAAAGCTTGTTCAGAGGTTTGGCAAGGAAAAGGGCAATGTTGTCCCGCTCGATTATGTCCAGAAAGACCTCTCTGGCGAAAAGTTATCAGATGGTGTTGGTAAAGCCTCGATCTATGAGCTGTGGGACAAGGACCGCAAATGCACGGTGTGGTTCCACAAATCAATGCCTGACGCATTGGACTTGCGGGATGATCCACTTAAGTTAGACGGATTTTTCCCCTTCCCGATGCCACTTCTAACCAATCTGGCGAACGATAGCTGTATTCCGACGCCTGATTACATTGAATCTCAGGACCAGTATCTTGAGCTAGACGATCTCACAACCAGAATCGCCTCATTGACCAAGGCTGTGAAAGCAGCCGGCGTATATGATGCTAGCTGTGAAGGTTTGGGCCGTCTCCTCAATGAAGGCGTCGAGAATAAGCTAATTCCGGTTGAGAATTTCGCCATTCTCGCGGAAAAAGGTGGCCTAGATGGCGCCATTAGCTGGATGCCGCTTAAGGACATTACCGAGGCCCTTCTAGCCCTTTACCAAGCTCGGGATAAGGTCAAAGAAGACCTACACGAAATCTCAGGAATTCCTGATATAGCACGCGGCCAATCCGACGCTGGCGAGACTTTGGGCGCGCAGGAGATTAAAACCTCTTTTGCGATCAACCGCATCTCGGACGATCAGCGCGATGTGCAGCGATTTGTGCGTGAGGAAATCCGTCTAATCGTTGATGTTATCTGCGGCCATTTCCAGATCGAGACTATCAAGAAGATTAGCGGCGTTCGTCTGTTCACCGCCCAGGAAAAGGCAGAGATCAAGCAGTTCCAGCAAGCCATGCAGATGGTACAGCAGGCCCAGCAACAGCCTCCGCAGCCTGGTATGCCGCCACACCCGCAAATGCCTCCACCTGCCCCGCCGCAGGTTCTCTCTGGCCTAACTCAAGACCAGATAGAGACCATGATGACCGACCCGACCTGGGAAGAGGTCGAAGGTCTCATGCGTGACGACGCCATGCGTTGTTTCCGCATCGATATCGAGACGGATTCGACCATCAAGGCCGATGAGGAACAGGAAAAAGCTTCTCGCATTGAGTACATCAAGGCCGTTGGCGAATATATGACTTCGGCACTTCCTGCCGGCCAACAGCATCCAGAGCTTGTGCCGTATTTGCTGGAAGGTCTGCAGTTCTTGGCGAGGGCGTTCTCGGTTGGTAAAACCATGGAATCGGCCCTAAATTTGGCTATTCAGCAACTTGAGAAGGTTGCCAAGAACCCTCAGCCCAAGCCTGACCCCGAGATGATGAAGGTTCAAGGCGGCTTGCAGCTTCAGCAATCCAAGATCCAAGGCGATATGCAGCTTGAGCAGATGAAGGAGCATAATGCCGTTCAGCTCCAACAGTCTCAAATCCAGGCTGACACCCAAGCCGAAGCATCCAAGGCTCAGGCTCAAGCTGCTGTTCAGCAGCATCTAAACCAGCTTGAAGACCAACGTCGCCAGAATGAACTACAGGGCGAACAACAGCTTGAGCAATACAAAGCCGATCTCAATATGCAGGTAGAACAGGCTAAAATTGCTTCAGCCGAACGCATGGCCCAGATTGAGAACGACCGTGAAATCCTCAAAGCCCGCATTCAGCAGGAAACGGCCATAGAAGTTGCCCGCATCTCCGCATCTGCCTCGGACGGAAAGCAGGAAGAGGCTAGAGCCCAAGTACAGGATGATCAGTTATCGGGCGGCGTTCCTGACCGCGAGCTTTATTCCAAGATTGATAGCCTAGCCAATACCGTACAGCAGGCCGTCCAAAACCAAGGCCAGAACGATTCTTTCGCCAAGCTTCATGAGGCTTTGACGGCTGAGAAGGAAGTTGTCCGCGATCCAAAGACGGGCAAGGCAACTGGGATCAGGGTCAAGCAACCCAAACCTGATAACGCATCTATGGGAAAGGCGCTTAAAGAATGAATGACTTAGTTGGACAACCGGGCGTTATGCACGCCACCATCCATATTACACGCAAAGCGACCGGTAAAACTGAGACTTATCAGATTGTTGGTACGCCAGTAGACCAAGAACAGACAAAGGAAGAGATCGATGGCCGTAACTCATTCGACAGCAGCCAGAAATGCAGCGACTGACGCTGTTCTTGCGCTTATTAGCACTAGCGGTAACCTCGTTTTCCGCCTGACAGGAACTGTAGGATCGCCAGGAACGTCAGTGGCGACGTTACCATTTTCTGCAACGGCCTTCGGGGCTTCCTCTACCGGAACAGCCACAGCAAATACTATTACCTCGGATACCAATGCGACGGGAAATGCATCTCCTGTTGCCACGGCAACTTTCCAGACTTCAGGTGCCACCGTGGTCCTACAATGCGCTGTTGCAGCATCTGCGTCCGACATAAACATGTCGAATGGTCTCACTATTGCCTCTGGAGACACGGTTAGCTGCTCGTCCCTGACCTATACGGCGCTTTCCGCTTAGGAAACTAGCTTATGGCCATCATCTTCGTTGGTGCACATGCGGCCCTTAGCAACGCCGATACAGTACCGACACACCAAGCCGAAGACACAATATTTCAATGCGGGTTCCGCAGTAGCGCCGCCACGATTCCGACTGATCCGGGCTTACCTTTCTTCACATATGACACCGAAGCTGCAAATACCTGCGCTCAACGGGCTGTTTATCGGCAGGCCATAACCACAACCGGAGAGGGTGCTACTCTTACAGGTGCTACATCTGTCTGCACTATAGTTGTTCGTGGCGTTTGGGGTACCGGTGGTGGTAATGCGGGTACTGGGTCAAGCACCACCATTAATTGGCCGGCATTTACGCTCAACGATACCAGCGGGAACAACTTTCTAATAGGCTTTGCTGCCTCTCGCTCTGCCACCAATGTCACCAGCACAGCACCTACCGGCCTAACTTCCGTTACTACAGCGGGGGTTACGAGTTCTGCGGGATATACGGGTACTAGAAGCACGAATTGGCCCAGCACAAACCAAACTGTAAACACGAATACTGGTTGGATAACGGCTCTTTCGGAGCTTTCCAGTTTTAGTACGTTCAACACTATCCGACCTGCCTCAAACGTCACTATTTCTGGTAGCGATCTTGCTTCACAATCGACTTCAGCAACGGGCGATAGGACCGTTATCACCACTTATGCCAGGCAGAGCGGAAAGTATGTTTTCAAGCTCGTGTTTGGTTCTGGAAGCCAGACGACAGGCGGTAATGGCGTAGGCCTCTGTAATCCCAGCCAACTTCCATCGGCGGGGCTTGCAAGTAATACTACCAGCTTGGGCTATTTCTTTGACGGCACTGTATTCGTCAACAATAGCCAATTAATCGGCACACTTCAGGCACCATACGTAGACGGCAATACCGTTTATGTCGCTATCGACATCACCAACAAGTTGATGTGGTCCAAGAACGGTATTCTTGGCACATGGACTGGAAGCCCAGACCTCGGAACCGGCGGTCTTAGTATCTCGGCCCTTAGCTTTACTGGCGGCATTATGCCATGCCGTGCTGCCGGCAGCGTAGAAACCACGACAACCATTTATGATGGCTCGGCCTCTGGCCATGGCCTAACTACCTTCACCCCTTGGGACGGTTCGTCCAATGTAACGCATACCAGTACGGGCGTTCTAATTGGGCCTG